TATTAAGAAAATTCACAAATTTGTCGCTTGTCAGATTCCCTCCGGGATAATATCATCAATAAACCGCTCCCGCTTGGGGACTGCCTGCCCGCTGTACTGCTTGTGGCATTCCCAAAGGTCGAGGAGCAGACCAAACGGCATCGTCCAAACCTCATCCTGCGTCAGGTGAAGCTGGGCGATGCCGTAATATAAAAGCCGGGTAAACAGTTCTTCGTCTGTTACCCGACTTGTGCGTTTTTTGGGTCATTCTCGCTTTCGATATTGCGTTTCGTACCCTTATACAAAGCCTCCATAATAGCGGATTTGTATTCTGCCAGGTCAGACGGAACAGTGAGAAGCTCCACCTCGTCCTCGGTAAGTAAGGACTTTTTGCTGTCCTTGTTTTTAAGGTTATAGATTAAAATGCTTTGATTGGCAAGGAGTGTAATCAACCACACGATTTCACCGATAGCCATCTCAAAGTTTTCTGACTTCATCAGCTTATCTCCGAGATTTTCAAGACCGCCGTAGCGCTCGGCGATTTCCTTGGTCGCCTTGGTGGTGAGGACGAGGGTGTATTCCTCGCCGCCGATATTGATAACCGCACTGCGTTCCTTATCCATCATTTATTACCTCCCGAAGCCGCTTTTACAGGCTCGTAGACCTGCTTGTACCAATTCGTAATGACCGAAGCGGTGACCCCGGCATCGCCCTCTGTGACCTCCGCCTTCCAGGGGTGCTTTCCGAATGCGTCCGCCTTGTTGCGGCGCAGGATCGTACCCTCAATGGTGGGCGTGGAAAAGGTAATGCTGTCGCCCTTGGTGGCAAGATTGGTGGCAGGAATGCCGAACTTGACTTTGTAAAGCCAATAGTAGCGGTATTTGCCGTTGGATTTCTTTGCACGAAAACCCACCGCCACGGGATCGCCGCCGTCCTCAGATGCGGAAACCACCACCTTGTTTGCGTCAATGGTCGCGCCTGTGAGGTCGGACGCTACTGTATTGCCGATATCGTCAATGCCCAAAGAGAGTGTGCCGGATTTGAATTCCTTGACGATCTCCGAAGCGCCGTCGTCGGCATACAGCGTTGCTTCGTTAAGTTCCACCGACAGGTCGGCGGTCATTGCTTTGGCAAGCTGAGTGGGCGTGCCGTAGGTTTCCTCTCCGGCCTCATCTTCGGTGATTTTGGCATAGTAAAGTTTATCAAGACCGATTGTTGCCATGGATTTATTCCTCCTTTGAAAATTCGTAGTATTTGGCTGTGTCCACATTGTAGTGGTGGTAGCCCGTTTCGGTTTCGTAACCGATATATTGCCGAGCGGTGATGGTGAAATCTGCGTTCAGCAGTTTCCGAACCACCGCATTTTTTAATTTGGTATAACTGCCCTTGGTGTAAATGGAAATACGCACCTCCTGCACATCCACAAGAGGTGTGTTATCCCCATGGAGGGCAAAGCTGTCTGTCAAGGGAACAAGCACCAAATATTCATCCGGGGCTTTCTCGGAAAAGACGCCTGTTTCAATGGGGACAGACAGACTGCCCAGCACGATTTGCAGTTCTTCCAAAATGCTCACAGCTTACCGACCTCCTCGTCAAAGGTGCGCTGCATCGCTTCCTCACAGGCGGATTTGGATGCACTTTTCGCAGGCTTTAAAAACGGCTTTGCTCTCTGACCGTGCTTGCCGTATTCGAGAATATTGGCGATTTTCGCATTACTGTCCCCATCCGAACGAGGCTCGGCAAATCCGATCTTTATATCGTGGTTGCCGTTTTTATCCACCTTCACGGGCGACAGTCCGAGAGAGCGTTCCAGTTCGCCTGTAGAGCGGGAGTCAAATGCCGTGCCGCTTCCGATAACCGCCGAGAGATTACTCTTGACCTTGGCGAGAACGACTTCGCCGCCTGCTTCCAGCACTTTTTCGGAGATTTCGTCCGTTTTACTGCCCAGGGTGGACAGCTTGCGGAGGAACTCCTCCGGCATCATCATCTGCGCTTTAGCCACTGGCGGCCACCACCTTTTTCGCAAGAACCTCTGTGTACATTCCTTTTCCTTTGACATCCTCCACAGAGGTAATATCGAAGCGGTTACCGTCACAGAGAATGAAGCAGTCAGGTGTAACCGTTACTCCTGGAATGGTACGAAAGCGGAACAGGTCGGTGGCTTCTGAAAAGACTGCAAGATTTGCCCACCGCTGGGAGCCGTGCCGTCCTTCACGATATACACGGATATCTGCCAGCACCACATCCTCGGAATGGGCAAAGCCCTCGCTGTCCTTAGTTTTGATCGTGCGGAGGATCTCCGCAAAGCCGTTCATTTTACCGAAACTCAAATCTTCCACCTCCGATCTAAACGCAAAAGCAGATTGACAGTGTTCCACACCTGTGCTGCCGCATTTGTGCTGTCTGCAAAAAAGCCGCCTGTGCTGCCGTCCCTGGATTCATAGAAATGGGATGACAGCATAATGACGGCTTGCTCGGTGGTAGGCGGCATGGGGTTTTCGCAGTAGTAGCCCTCCGGGATATGCTGATAGCTTTCCGCATAGGAAACGGCGGCGGTGATGTACATTTGCAGGAGATCATCATCCGCCGAATGCTCCAGGATAAGGTTGGCTTTGACTTTTTCAAGCAGAGTGTCCATCACCGCACCTTCTTTCATTAAGAGCCGGACTTCATGGTGAGCAGCTTGACCGCTTCGGGCAAGACCAGCTTGCCATCCACACGCTCCTTAGCAACAAAGCCCACCATACCGTTTCCGGCGAAGAGTTCTTTGAGTTCCGCAAAGGAACGGGTGCCTCGGTCGCCGATGTTGTAATACTTGTAATCACCAAAGGCAATAGCCGGCTTTCCTGCGGTGATCGTCGGGAAGAACGGCGAGGTGTGAACAGGATAACCGAGAATGCGGTCTGGTTCACCCGCCTGTAAGGACGGCTGCCACAAATACTGACCCGTGGTGTCTTTCAGCTTGCGGATCGCTGCCAAGGTCTGATCGTTGATCAGGAACTTGGCATTTTTGCGGTACGGACGCTTGAGAGAATAGATAAGGTCAATGATCTCATCAGCAGTGACCGCTGTTGCAGACTTGGCTGTCACACCGACCTGTGCACCGCCGGTGGACGCAAGAATACCAAGAGGCTGACCCTTGCCGGTACCGTTGATAAAGGCGTCTTCCTCGGCGTTTGCCAGAGCCTTGCCGAACTGCTGGATGATGTAGTTTTCAAGACCAAACGCATTGTCGTAGAGCAGTTCCTCAGTCACCTTGATGGCAACATGGAGCTTGTGCGCGTCCAAAATGATCTGGTCGAAGGTCGCATCACCAAAGGTGAGCGCACCGCCTTCCTCGATCCACGCCGCCGCAGGCTTGGTAGCGGCAATGTTGATTTTGTGTTCGCCGCTGGTGGTAATGTTCGTGCCGAGAGAACGCATGACATTCTCCTCGGTCAGCACATCGATAAGGCGGCGGTCGTACTCTTCGGGAACAAGATAACCACCGTTCGCATCAACGCCCTCGGACAGCACATTGCTTATCTGACGGAAGTTGGTGCGCATGGCGGTAAGCATAGCGTTCTTATATGCTTCGGACGCACGGCCTGTCTTGGGCGCATCATCCATGCTGCCGCTCATGGGCTTGTCGGTAATGGGAGCGGATACGGGCTTTGCAAGCTCGGCGTCCATAGCTTCCTGACGCTCACGGCGCTGGATTTCACGGGACAAGTCCTGGATTTCCTGTTCCATGCGCTCGTAGGTCACAGTATCCTCTGCGGTGAGGGTGCCTTTGTCGGTGGTGTGGGTTTCGGCAAAAGCCTTCGCCGCTTCCCACGCCTTATTGCGCTTTTCGCGCAGTTCAATAATCGTCATGATAAAAATCCTCCTGAATTACATAAATTTTTTGATGGTGTCGAGCCGTGCCATAATGTCCTTGACGGGGCGTTCTGCGCTGTCCGGCACGGTTGGTTTCTGTTCAGTGAACCTGCGGAGCTTGTTCATAAACTCCGCTTCTAAAGCCTTGCGGGAGAACAGCATGGACGCCTTTTTCGTCTCTTCCTGCTTTTCTTCCTCTTCATCCGGCTTTTCGGGTCCTGTGGATGTGTCCTCTTCATCCTCTTCCTTTTGGGGAGCGGCGAACTTCGGGCGGGAAAGAATCTCATCGGCAAAGCCAAGCTCCACAGCCTTGTTTGCATCCATCCATGTTTCAGCATCCATAAGGTGTGAGAGCCTTGCACGGGAAAGCCCCGTTTTGATTTCATAGGCATTGATGATGGAATCCTTGACGCTGGAGAGCATTTCAATGGCTTTCTCCATATCCGCCGCATTGCCCATTGCCACAGTCATGGGATTGTGGATCATCAGCATGGAAACGGGAGATACATAGACCTTTGCGCCTGCCATCGCAATGACGGAGGCGGCAGAGGCCGCAATGCCGTCAATCTTGACTGTGACATTTCCTTTGTAATCCATCAGCATATTGTAGATTTGCGCCGCCGCAACGCAGTCGCCGCCGGGAGAGTTAATCCACACGGTGATGTCTCCGCTGCCGGAGAGCAGTTCGTCCTTGAAAAGCTGGGGTGTGACGTCGTCGTCAAACCAGCTTTCTTCTGCGATTGTGCCGTTCAGAAACAGCGTCCTCTCCGTTTGTTCCGTTCCCGGTGCTGTCTGATTCTTCCACTTCCAGAATTTCTTGTTCATTTTCGGAATCCTCCTTTCCGTCGTTGTTGGTGGTATTCGCAAAAGCCCCTGCATTCTTCATGGGGAGCATATTGCCGTTGATGAGATAAAGATCGCCACCTTCCTCGGTAGGGATGCGGTCGAGGTTTTCAAGCTCACGGATGTCGTTTGCGCTCATCCAGCCGTTCTGCCGTCCGATGGCATACCCGTTCATGCGGCTCTGATAATCGCCGCGGAGCAGGCCCTCCACATTGAATTTCACATAGTACGATTTCTTTTCCTCCGGGGTCAGCAGGATGCGCTGTATGGACTGTTCCCATCGGATGACCCAGGGGTCAAGGGTGTACTTTACAAATTCAAGGGACTGCTGCTCAATATTAGAAAAGCTCGACTTTTCCAGGTCGCCCACCATGTGGGGCGGTACTCTGAAAATTCGAGCGATTTCATTGATTTGGAATTTACGTGTTTCGAGGAACTGCGCTTGTTCGGGGCTGATGCCGATGGGCGTGTACTTCATGCCTTCTTCCAGCACGGCGATCTTATTGCTGTTGCCAGAACCGCCGAAGGTGGACTGCCAGCTTTCACGCACACGCTGCGGGTCTTTGATTGTCCCCGGATGCTCCAGCACACCGCCGGGAGCGGCACCGTTGGCGAAGAATTTCGCACCGTATTCCTCACAGGCAATCGCCATACCGATAGCGTTTTTCGCCATTGCAATGGGGCTGTAACCCACCAGTCCGTCAAAGCCGAGTCCGGGGATGTGCAGGACATCCGTGGGTTTTAGGACAACGGTCGAGCCTTTCATAGTCGGCGCTTCATCATTAGAACGCTGATACTCGTAATACAGATGACCGTGTTCATCTCTGTCCACAGTCATCTTGTTTGGCATCAGAGGATAGAGCGCCACCACCTCGTTTCTGCCGTTGCGGATGACCTGCGCATAGGCATTGCCCCACAAAAGCAGATGAGTCATGAGGGTTTCACGGAACACGAAGGAGCTCATCTCCGGGTTTGGCTCATCATGGAGAAGCAGATACAGCGGATGGTCGATGGCTTTTTCCTTACCGCCGTCCGGCTTGTATTTGTAGAGATGGATTGGCAGTCCTGCAATGGCTTCCGCCAGGATACGGACACAGGAGTATACCGCCGTCATCTGCATGGCGGAGCGTTCCGTTACTGCTTTGCCGGAGGTCGTGCCGCCCATGTAAAAGCGGTAGGCGCTGCCTGCCGTACTGTTCTGGGGCTTGTCACGGGATTTGAACAAGCCTGAAAAAATACTCATGTTGATTTCCCCCTCAAATAAACAAAATGCCCCGGTCATCATAGACCGAAGCGGAGTTCGTATTTCCGCAGCGGATTGCACGGTCGAGCGCCATAATGGTGGCGATAGCGCCGTCAATTTTCTCTGTGGATTTTTCCTTGTCCGCCTTGATGTTGCCTGCCGGATCGGTGCGGATGAAGATATTATCCATCATCCACCGCAGAACAGGATGCCCACCGTGGGCGAGTTTCTGTTCCAGGGTCAGTTTCATGAGTTCCTTGGTCGGAGGGCTCATATCTTTGAATCCCTGTCCGAATGGAATGACCGTAAAGCCCATGCCCTCAAGGTTCTGCACCATCTGCACAGCACCCCAGCGGTCAAAGGCAATTTCCCGGATGTTATATCTTGTTCCGAGTTCTTCGATGAACTTTTCAATGAAGCCGTAATGCACCACATTGCCCTCGGTGGTTTGCAGGAATCCTTGCCGCTCCCACAGGTCGTACATCACATGGTCGCGCCGGACACGCAGGTCGATGTTGTCCTCCGGTATCCAGAAGAACGGCAGAATGATGTATTTGTCATTCTCATCCTCCGGTGGAAATACCAGTACAAAGGCTGTAATATCCGTAGTGGAGGAAAGGTCAAGACCGCCGTAGCATACACGCCCTTCCAAGTCTTCGGGGTCAACGGCAAAGGAGCAGGCGTCCCACTTATCCATCGGCATCCAGCGGACAGCCTGCTTGACCCATTGGTTCAGTCGAAGCTGGCGGAAGGAGTTCTCTTCGCCGGGGTTCTGCTTTGCCGACTCGCAGGCGGCTTTGACTTTATCGATGCCGACTGTAATACCGAGAGAGGGATTCGCTTTCTTCCACACCTTGGGGTCAGTCCAGTCCTCATCCTCCGATGCGCCGTAGATAACAGGATAAAAAGTTGGGTCGTGTTTTCTTCCGTCAATGATGTCCAGTGCCTTTTGGTGTGTCTCATAGCAGATGGACTGCGTGTCCGTTCCGGCTGTGGTGATGAGAAAGTAAAGCGGTTGCATACGGGCATCGCCGGAGCCTTTGGTCATGACGTCAAAGAGCTTGCGGTTCGGCTGGGTGTGAAGCTCATCGAAGATAACGCCGTGGGTGTTAAAGCCGTGCTTGTTGGCAACATCGGCAGACAGCACCTGGTAGAAGCTGTTGGTGGGCAGATAGGTCAGCCGCTTCTGCGACTCCTGGATTTTCACACGCTTGGCAAGAGCCGGACAGAGCCGCACCATATCCACTGCTACATCAAATACGATCTTTGCCTGGTTTCGGTCTGCGGCGCAGCCGTATACCTCGGCGCGTTCCTCACCGTCACCGCAGGTCAGAAGGAGAGCGACTGCGGCGGCAAGCTCGGATTTGCCTTGCTTTTTTGGAATTTCAATGTAGGCGGTGTTGAACTGACGATAGCCGTTGGGCTTGATTGTTCCGAACACATCGCGGATGATCTGCTCCTGCCAGTCAATGAGTTCAAAAGGCTTTCCCGCCCAGGTGCCTTTGGTATGGCACAGGCTTTCAATAAACATGACCGCAAAATCTGCGGCGTCTTTATCGTAGCGGCTGTCTTTGGCTTTAAAGCGGGTTGGCTTGTAGGTTTTCAGCTTTCGTATATGCGGTCACCTCCTAAAAATGGGTACAAAAAAACAGCCCTGCGGCTGTAACGAGGAACAGAGCCTTTCGGCTCGGTTCCAGGGTTGGTACAATGTTGTGGGTTTATCAGAAAAGTTCGCTGATCTTGTTGTATTCGGCGGTTAGCCTTGCTACTTCTTGGGCGATGCACTGTATTCGAAATCCGTTCCGGCAGGCTTTCCCTTCAGCCGTCAGTCTTTCAATTTCCGCCTTGCGCCTTTTCAGCACCTCGATTTCGTTACCTTCTTTAGCGTCTTTGAAATCCCGTTCAAATCTGGTCATCTCTGTGTCCTCCGTTCTTGATTGTGTCTGTATATTACCGTCATTTCGAGGATATATCCAGTCATTTTGCGATAATATACTACACAATGATTTGAGCCGTGAATTGTGTAAATTACAGCAGTTTATCGGGAGAAAGGATTTCCAACATCATGAGCGAACCGTGCTTGAAACCATCGATATAGCCTCGGCAGATCTGTTCCGATTCAAGGGTGGAGAAATTGGAGATCAGCCTTTCCAAGACCTCTCTGTCTGCGGCGGACAGCTTTTCCTTGAGATATGTGATGTCCGTATCGATTTTACCGTTAAGTTCCGTCAGTTCGGATGTGCTTTGCCGAAGTTCCTAGGGAATCGCCTTGCACCAATAAAGCTGTTTCAGAAACTCATTGCTCATACAAAATCCTCCTATTGAATCACTCGGCATACATCCTCGCCGTAGGCAACGCCAAGGCTTCCGCCGCAGTCCCAAGCTACATGAATCGTGCCGATATCATCGATATACAAAACCGTACCTTTTGTACCAATTGGCGGTGCTTGCGGGTCATCCATCTTTACAAGTTCAACCCGTGTACCCTTTTGAAACCGCTCACGGAGGGCGTGTAAGGCTTCTTTGGGGATCATCCGCATGATTCCGCCTCCTTTGGCTGACCGCCCTTAAAAGCGGAGGAACCGCTTAAATTTCGGAGCAGTATCTTTCGGTCGGCTTTGTATTCCGCACCGATGAAACCCAGCCGCAGGAGAAAGCAGCGGAAAGCATATTTTTCGTTGTCCACCGTTTTCTCCTTGGCAGTGATGCGTTTCTGATTTTTTGCCATATCCACCAGGGCGGTGATGAACTTCATGTATGCCTGCATCTCCTCCGGTGTGCTGTCCGCCGAAAACCAGGGGAAGTCCAGCCGCTCGTCAATGCGACCTACTGGAAGGCTGTTAATGCCCAGGGCTTTCTTAATAAGCGTTCCTTTTGCATCCAAAATGGCGTGAAGATTCAGAAGCTGTGCTTCGCTGAGTTCTGCGGCGGGAATCTGAATGGTAATTCCTGTCGGTTCGTCCTGTTTTTCGGTGGGTTCGGCAACAAAACTGTTGTCATAGAGCATTTGGAGCAGTCGTTCAATGACCTCGCTGTCGGCTCTGTCGTCAAAGCTGACAGTGCCGTTTCTATCGATGGTAAAGTAGTCCACGTCGTAGGCGAAGCTGGGTGCGCCCTTGTAATGAGCGTCGCAGCCGGTGAAGTTTGCGATAAGGTTTACCAGTTCCTTGCGCTTTGCGCCTGTTACATTGTAGTTCAGTGTCATTCCTTGTCCCTCCATTCCAGTAAAAAATCTACCGCATCGGAAAATCCGGCACGGTAGTAGCATTGCATAATTTCTCCGTCCAGCAGGGCGAAAGCATTCTCACAGTCAATAAACAGAGTTTTTTGACTTAATGAGAGGGATTGCTTTAGTTCATCCGCTTTTTCAGAAAAGAGTGCATAAGCGTCCGCCACGGCTTGGTTTTTCATTTGACCGCAGGCATTGATTCTTTCCAACACGAATTGGTCGATGGCTTTTTGCAGCTTTTCATCGTGCATATGTGCAGCCTCCTTTGAATTTGGTAGTCACATATTACCGTCAGGTGTGCGAAATAGCCAGTCATTTCGGGACAATATAGTACACAAAGATTCGGCGGACTATTTGTCACAGTTTTGTGCCGCCCAGACAATGCCGGAAAGCACAAAGCATACGCATGGCAGCGCCACGCCGTTGCCCCACATCTTATACTCCGCAGAATCGGAATAGGGATTTTTCAGCCACTTGATGATCTGTGCCTGGGTTTTCGGCTTCGTGGAAGTACCCATAACAGTTCGGTGGGTTTCAAAGACCTCCGTCCAGAAATCTATATCGCCGTAGGAGGGATTTTCCGTGCCGAGGTCAGCACACCACCAGTCGGGAAAGCCTTGTAGTCTTGCGCATTCGGTTGGTGTCAACCTGCGCACCGTGTATTCCGGCTTTGTTCTGGCAACGGCACCCGGACCTTTTGCTACGAGGGTCGGCTGGACTTCCTCGGATACCGAAGGTGTGAACTGTGCGTTTTTGCCCTGGTTCATGGCATCCCGTCCAATGCCGTAAACGACAGCGGTGGGGTCTTTATAATCTCTCGCCATCAGCGTGGGAGACTGATTTTCCGTTGCCTGCATATACGAGCCGGTGGTCATGGCATACACGGCATGGCGGTCGGCAGTATTGAGAGTAAAGGAAACATCCTCGTTTATACCGTTACCCTGGGGACCGTTTTCGTCTTTGCGTCCAATCATGGAGCCTTGCAGGACAAAGGTTTGCTGTTTCGTCCCGGCATTAGCGCAGACGGCGGCGGAGTGCTCGCCCAAATCTCTGACCTCGTCACGCTGATTCTGCGTAAACGCAACAATGGCAATGCCTCCCTGGTTGCAGGAGGGATTGCCTCCATTGCCGTCAAGGGTTCTGGCAGTTTCGGCTTCATAAATTCCGCTGTGAGGATTATCCGATTTCATGGAGTTGGAATCCTTGGAGCAGATTCCATAGGGCTGTAAAACACAATTGAAGTTGTCTTTGTCCGGCATCCGTTGACTGCCGCCTGCATTCTGTTTGGTGAGTGTCGGAGATACCTGGCTTCCATCCCAGGCACACGGTTCAAACAGTGTTTGGTCATTGTTGGTAGCAAGGGTGGCGGATTTGTTTTCTTGAATGAGAGCACCTTTTCCTCCTCCATCACAGCCGGAGCGGATTTTCATAAGAAGAGGGACATTGTTTCCGCCAGTTCCCATTCGGGAAGTGAGTGTCTGCACCTTGCCGTCCTCGGAAATCTTCACACGGCTGTCGGTGGGATGATTCTCCAAAGCGACTGCGGCAGGAACTGTCCCGGCTCTTAAAGTCGGAGCGGTTTCTTTTTCATAGCCGATTGACCTTGCCTTGGCGGAATGCTCGGTGCAGAAGCCTGCCGCATCTAAAGGGGTCCCCGGCAAGCCGCATGGCTTGTTGGGGAGAGGACGAGCAATGGAATGAACGAAACCTGCCGCTTGCGGCGGGGTGAGTGATATGGAATTTGTGAGGACGACGGGCGGATGGTGCGCTTCGGCACGAAGGGTGCAGGTTACATCATCCGTAATGTCCATACGGCTGCCGCCCTGGTCGTTGAGAACCACACCGTTGCGACCGGTACTCATCCCACAGTTAACACCGAGGGTTGCGGAAACATTTCCTGTTACATCACCGTTGTAGCCGTCGATGCCTGACGCTCCAGGGCTGCTTTCAACACTTCCGGCAGTTCCTTGCCACGAGCGGAAGCCCTGCGGAGTATACCCAGACAAGCCTTCTGACTCAAATAGTATTTTTCCGGCACTCCCGCCTGTAAAATCTGCGACAAGGTAGATGCGTTTTCTTCTTTGGGGAACTCCCCAATATTGAGCGTCGAGAGTTCTCCAGGCAACAGAGTAATCGTCTCCCAGAATGCTTCCGGCTGAGTCCCATCGACCCTTCGGAGGTTCAGGGATAACCGGGTCTGTATCCTTGACCGAACAGACCGCTTCGAGGACACAGCGGAAATCTTCGCCTTTGTTTGAGGAGAAAGCGCCGGGGACGTTCTCCCATATGATGTATCTTGGATATCTGCCATCTGTGGCACACCTCATTTCTTTGATGATGCGGACAGCTTCATAAAAAAGACTTGAACGGGAGCCGTCCAAGCCATCCCTGCGCCCTGCCACGCTCATGTCCTGGCACGGTGAGCCGAAGGTGATAATATCTACAGGTTCGATCTTTCCGCCGTCCAGTTTGGAAATATCGCCGTAGTGTTTCATAAAAGGCATTCGCTTTGTGGTCACTCGAATAGGAAACGGCTCAATCTCCGATGCCCACACAGGGATGATGTCGGAGATGAGTCCACCCAAAGGAAAACCCCCGGATCCGTCAAACAGGCTACCGAGGGTCAATGAATTATTCAGCATTTGCGACCTCCTCATATTTACATACCTTGCCGTCACGAAGAACAGTCACGCCATCCGATGAACCGACCTGCTCGATATAGCGGTTCACGATAACATCGCAGAACTTTTCGTCAAGCTCAATAGTTCGGCAGATTCGGTCGGTCTGTTCACAGGCAATGAGCGTAGAGCCGGAGCCGCCGAAGGGGTCAAGCACCACCGAATTTGCCATACTGGAATTGCCGATGGGATATGCAAGGAGCGGAATCGGCTTCATGGTCGGATGGTCGCCGTTTTTCTTCGGTTTGTCAAACTCCCAGATGGTGGTTTCCTTGCGCCCCGTGTACCACTGGTGCTTTCCGTTTTTCTTCCAGCCGTACAACACAGGTTCGTGCTGCCACTGATACGGGGAGCGTCCCAGCACAAGGGACTGCTTCTTCCAGATACAGCAGCCGGATAAATAAAAACCCGCATCGGCAAAAGCCCTGCGGAAGTTCAGTCCTTCGGTGTCGGCATGGAACACATAAATGCTCGCGTCCGGTGCCATGACCGATTCCATATTTTGAAATGCGGCAAGCAGAAATTCATAGAATTTATCGTTTGCCATGTTGTCGTTCTTGATTTTGCCCGCCGAACCCTCATAGTTCACATTATATGGCGGGTCGGTGATGACAAGATTAGCCTTGACGCCGTCCATCAGAATGGCATAGGTTTCCTCTTTCGTAGAGTCACCGCAGACAAGTCTGTGCCTGCCCAGCGTCCACACATCACCGCTCTTGGTGAAAGTTGGCTTTTGCAGTTCGGCTTCCACATCGAAATCGTCCTCTTTGGCTTCCTCGGTGGGAAAGAGCGATGCCAGTTCCTTTTCGTCAAATCCGGTCATGCCGAGGTCAAAGCCCATTTCGGTGAGTGCTTCCAATTCCACACGCAGAAGCTCTTCGTCCCATCCGGCGTCCATTGCCATGCGGTTGTCGGCAAGAATGTAGGCTTTCTTCTGCGCTTCGGTAAGATGGTCAACAAAGACGCACGGCACCTCGGTGATACCTTCCTCACGGGCGGCGGCGATCCTGCCGTGTCCGGCGATAACATTGTAGTCCCGGTCGATGATGACGGGATTGACAAAGCCGAACTCCCGCAAAGAGGAGCGGAGCTTCTGTATCTGTGCCGGGGAATGCGTCCGGGCATTGTTTTGATAGGGTACCATTTTTGCGATGGGTACCATTTTTATTTCGCTTGTAGTTTTCATCAGAACAGCCCCCATTCCGCAAATTTCTCAAAGCCGCCGAGCGATTTGATGTATTTTCTTGCAATCTCCACGATCTCGGCATAAGGCTTACCGTCCACAGTATCATCGCCAATCGCACAGCAGAGTTCTATCGGATTTCCTGTTTCCTGTGCCTTGAGGAAAGCGTAAATGTTGACGGACACATCCGCCTTGGACAGGTCTTTCCCGTGGAGTCCGCCGCCTGTGACCGAGTCTGCCATATCGCTGCCCAGCTTGCGGTTGGTCGCTCCCGTGTCCACATCGGTGCCTCCCGTCCAGTCGCCCAAGGGATTGATTTCAGCGTCAGGATAGACCTCGCGAAGATGCTGTTTTTTGGCGTTGCTCTGACAAAGGATCAGGCGGTCACCGTCCAGGATATACTTACCGTCGCAGGGATACACCCTGTAGATGCCTCTTGCAATTTCAGAAAGCCTTTTCTGTTCTTCAGTCAGAGGCATTCCTTTAAAGATGCCGTTATCACCGCAGCGAAACCCATCTGCCTGATTGTCAGACAGACGCTTATCCTGGCTTACAATGCAGATGTCCGGGAAAACGGCTCCTGCGATGCGTGTAATTGCTCTTGCAATTTCAGCCTTATCCAGAACTGCGGTCGTTTCAATGATCGCATGGCACACGCCATGTCCAATCAATACCTCCACGGCGATTTTGGGATTTTCTTCTGCGGCATACGCCAAGTCTACCATTGCACCCGCAATACGGTCTGCCACCTTATCAGGGTGGGAGGGATTTACTTTTTCAATCATGCTGTTATCCTTTCCGCGCCATCAGCAGGCGCTCCATCAAATCGTCCTGCGGGTTTGCTCCGCTGTACTCGGTGGAGCAGTTCTCCTTGACGATTTGGTATATCTCATTCCACAGGCGGTTTGCCTGGTTCATGTAATTGATGCCGATGTTGATAAAGGGTGACGGGATCGGCTTGCCCGTTGTCGGGTGCTTGGAGAGATAGCCGAGCGTACTGGTCATTTCCTCGCACTGAATCCATCGGGCGGCGCACATGGCGTACCGCTCCAAAAGCTGCGGAGACACCACGGCAGTGCAGCCTATGGTTTTCAGCCAGTTCCAGGTTTCTTCGTAGATTTCCTTTGCCTGAAGCTGACCGCCGTCACGCTGGGTAGCGGAGAGAAAATCGTGGGGCTTTGGCATATCCACACCGCTCACATCGGGAATGTCCAGCACCTTCAGCGTTCTGCCGCCCGGATTTCCGCTCTCGACTTTATCGGTAAGTGGCTTCTTTTTGCGTCCTGCGCCCGGTCTGGCACCGCCTTGTCCGCCCAGATTATTTGATTTTGTCGGCACTCTTTCACCGTCCTTCCAGAGTAAAATCTTGCTGGGGTTTAATTACCCTTTTGAATTTGCCTTTTTTGCGCACGAAGCCCCGGGCCGCTGCCCGGCTATAGGGGTCTTAGAGATTTGAACCGCCCCAGGGGTTTCACTCATGCGTGTGTCTGTCACCGTTTTCAAGATGAATTTTCTGGTGGCAGGAGCGGCAAAGCGACATCAGATTTGAACGGTCATGCGTACCGCCGTGAGAAATAGGAAGAATATGATGCACCTCTTCGACAGGGGTAAGCCGTCCGTCTTTGAGACACAGCTCGCACAGCGGATGCTCCGCAGCGTAGCGGTCACGGATACGCTTCCACGCTCTGCCGTAGGTTTTGTTTATGTTCGGATCACGCTCATATTTATCGTAGCGTTTCCGCTCCATCTTCCTGTGTTCCTCACAGTACTGTCCGTTAGATAGGTTGGGACAGCCGGGGTATGAACAAGGTCGTTTCGGCTTGCTTGGCATCTGTTCACCTCCTTCGGGGCATAAGAAAAGCCCTCGAAGGATTGCTCCCTCGAAGGCTCATCTTTATATTATTTGCTGATTATATCATACCATAATGTGGCGGTGGACATCTACGGACAAAGCAGGACATTTCGGGCGCATTTATATTATGATGGGATTTTCGGGGACTTTTACCTTGAGGAGAGCCTCGCCGTGCCAGCGGCGAATGGTTCTCGCATCGGCATTCAGTTCGTTTCCTATCTGCTCCCATGTACAGTTGTGGATGTAGCGGTAACGGAGAACGAGCCGCTCATCCGTATTCTGTACAGCTTCTATGACCGTCCGTATCTGCTTTTTCAGACAGACAAGGGTGTCGATTTCCTTGTTGATGGTGTCCTCCAAATCCATGATTTTCTCAAGGCTCCGTACAAAGGGGGCTTCAGTACTGCGGGAAGTCTGCACCTTTTCGCCCCAAGACGGAGAGGATATGCTGCTTGCCATTTCACGAAGCATGGTGACCTCTTCGATATTGGAGTTGATACGCTGATCGAGGCGGTATGCCTGACTCAAATATTCCTTCGCCGTCATGCCGCCACCTCCATTTGCAGTTTCCGCATCAGAAGCTCTCCGTCAACCGAAGTCAATGTGCTGTACCATGAGGAACGGAAGAAACTCTCACAATCATTCCTCATTTGCCTTGCTTCGGCATCTCTCGGATATTTCTTCAGTTTTTTCAGGGCTTTCATATAGTCCTTCGCCGCTTGGATCACTATGGCATTCGCCAGTTCTTCAAAAGGGTTCATATTCTGTACCTCCGATTCTTTATTTCACTCGGATCGGCACGGATTTTCATAGATTGTCACAGATTGGCTTTGACCGCCGCTATCAATGCGGACTGCGTCTTGTCCTTTCGCTGAAGGGCTTTCAGAATGTCCTCGTCAATGGTGCCGGCGGTGATAATGTGCATGACCACCACGGTATCGGAGGTCTGACCCTGCCGCCACAGCCTTGCGTTCGTCTGACTGTAAAGCTCAAGACTCCAAGTCATACCGAACCACACGATGGTGCTGCCGCCGCTTTGAAGGTTCAGCCCGTGTCCGGCAGATGCTGGATGGATAAGGGCAACGGGAAGTTCGCCGATGTTCCATCTGCGGATGCTGTCGGAACAGTCCATCCGTGAAAACGGAATATTCAGTTCGTGCAGCCGTTTTTCGATACGGTCACGGTCGGACTGATACCAGTACGCTACCAGAAGCGGTTTTCCGTTAGCGGCTTCGATGATGTCTTCCAAAGCGTCCAGTTTGCGGTCGTGGATGAGGTGGCATTCGCCGGATTCGTCATAAATTGCTCCGTTTGCCATCTGCGTCAGCTTTCCGCAGAGGACGGCAGCATTGGCGGCGGTGATTTCCTTGTCATTGCCGAGTTTCATCACATATTCGGATTTGAAGTCCTCGTAGGTCTGCGTTTCCGCATCGCTCATGACGGCGGGATACGCTGTGCTGACCAGTTCCGGCATTTTGAGGTGGTCGGTGGACTTCATCGAAATGGTGATATCGGAAATTGCTTCATATATGGCTTGCTCGGCGAACGGCAGCGGCTTATAGGAATACACGATCTGACCATTGCGTTTGTCCGGGGTGAAGTAGTTTAGGCGATAGTTGGAGATAAACCGTCCGAGGCGTTTGCCCATATCCAGAACCCGGAACTCTGCCCATAAGTCCATCAGACCGTTTCCGGCAGGAGTGCCGGTCAGACCCACAATGCGTTTTACAAAGGGTCGTACTTTCAGCAGACTCTTGAACCGCTTTGCCTTGCCGTTCTTGAAGGAGGACAGCTCATCGATCACCACCATATCGAAGTCGAACGGAATGCCGCTGTCCTCGATGAGCCATGAGACGTTCTCGCGGTTGATGATGTAGATGTGGGCTTCCTTTCGGAGAGCCGCTTTGCGTTCGGCTTCGGTGCCGACAGCAACGGAGCAGATGAGGTGCCGGAGATGATCCCACTTATCGACTTCGGCAGGCCATGTATCCCGTGCCACTCGCAGCGGAGCGATGACGAGAACCTTACGTACATCGAAGCTGTCGAAAAGGAGATCGTTTATCGCCGTCAGCGTGATGCTCGTTTTACCCAAGCCCATATCAAGAAGGACGGCGGCGATGGGGTTCTCCTTGATGAAGTTGATGGCATATTTCTGATAGTCATGCGGTTCGTATATCATCGAGAATCTCTCCAATCTGGTTCATATCGTTAAGGAGATACACATTGAAACCGAGATGCTGAAGCAAGCCATGCCTTGATACCTGCAACGGACGGGGCTTTTTGCCCGGAGCCTTTACTTCCACAAATGCAAACTTCCCATAAGGAAGAAGCACGATGCGGTCGGGCATTCCGTCAAAACCGGGACTGACAAACTTGGGAGCGATGCCTCCCATATTTTTCACGGCTTTGACCAGGCTCTGTTCTATCTGTTTTTCGCTTTTCATATTTTTCCTTTCTACGGGACAACAGGGACAACGAGGACAACTGTTCCTATATATTCCTTTTGCGCGTATGTGCTGTTTCTTTTTCACTTAACGCCGAACAAATATAAGGGAAAAAGTTGTCCTGTCCGTCCCGTGGCTGTGTGTTATTCGGTTATTTGGTAGAGTCGCTGCTTACCATACAGGGGCAGCGTTTTCCGATTCGACGTCCGCTGCCAACCGTCTATCTGTGTCATAAGAGCCGCAATGGTATAGCTGTCGGTGGTTTTGAGTTCGGAGAGGTTTTTGCCGAAACACTCGCACCATATTTCTGCGTTGCACACCGAGGTTCTCTTTACAGTTCCTTTTTCGGCAGTCGGATCGCCGGAGAGGAAACTGCGTCTGGCATATATATCCATACTGTCCCATGTGGTCGGCAGCAAGGTGTTCAGATATTCCTCGACCATTCCGACACGCTCGTCCACCTCCATAGCGTTCCGCTGCGCCTTTTCGGACTCGGCGAGGATATCGCCTTCGAGATACAGCTTTTCGCCGGACTCCCAGATGGCTTTCGCTTCTGCCCAGAACTGGTCGCGGTCAGCCTGTGTAAAGTGCCACTTCTGCTTCTGTGTTTTCTGCTGCACCTTGATGATCCAGAAGCGGCGGTTGCCCGTGATGTCACGGAGGTAGCCGCGTTCACCGTTGACCGTGCCGATGATGATGCACTGGCGGGGATGGCTCTCGACCACTCTGCCGTAGCTCGGACGGTATTTGTCATCGGAGGTGGAGAGGAACGATTTCACCTTTTCGATGTCGGCTTTTTTCATTCCGGCGAGTTCTCCGATCTCGACCACCCAGAAGCCCTGCAGTTTTTCCGCTCCGGCTTTATCGTCCATATCCGTCAGAGAGAGGGATTCGGAGTAGTATTCGGGTGTGACGAGGTCTTTTACGATGGAGCTTTTGCCGATGCCCTGTTCGCCGTCAAGGACGGGAACACAGTCGAACTTGATGCCGGGACACATGACTCTCGCAACAGCGGCGGCGAAGGTTTTTCTCGTGACGGTACGGACATACTCCGTATCGTCAGCCTGCAGATATTTGATGAACAGTTCCTCGACACGCTTCACACCGTCCCACTTGGGGAGTCCGTTGAGGTAATCCCTCACAGGATGAAAATGGCGGTCATCTGCCACCTTGGTAAAGGAGACATCGTAGTTTCGGGTAGTGAACTCGCCGTAACGGATATCCACGAGCGATTTAAGCTGTGCGGTGTCGGCATCCCGCCAGAACGAGTTTCCTTCGGGACGATCCCACGGCAGTTCACCTGTGACTTGGATGCGATTCGCCATATCGTTGAAAGCGAAGCCTTGCAAGTCGGGATCGTTTTCAAGGATGAGGTTCAAGTTCCACACGCTGTTTTCCAATGCCCCGGAGCGGGGTACGAAGTGAAGCCGCTTATGCCAGTCAGCATCATCGGAGAAATCCTCTCCGGCTTGAGCGATACGCTCGGCGGCAAGATTCTCTTTGACCGTATCGTCCGAGAGGGCAAGTTCGGTCATCTGCTTGAAGGACTTCTTCTCGTCATCATCGCCGAAGCGGTGGATGCGGACGAGGTCAAAAGCGTTAAGCAGTTTGCCGCAGGCGGGGTCCGTGGCGTGGTGGCTGTATGCGAACTTGTCATCATAGACCACGACACCGGCAGACGAATCGGCGGGGATATAGTCGTAACGCCCCTCCATTGCGGAAGGCTCATATACATCGGCGAGGTATGTTTCGATAACGGCGGCGATACCGTAGGCACGGCAGAATGCGCCCACCACACCGGGCTTGGCGAGAGGGTCTTCCTGCTTTTTGTCGCTTGCCTCACGGACGGCGCTTTCACGGGAGGAGGTCGGAAGCAGGGAGCAGTCCTTCCAGTTCGGATGCGCCGTGAGATATACATCGGGATCGAGCCATTCGCCCTCGGTGGTCTTGCTGATGAATTCACCGTTTGCCGGAGTTGTCGGCCAATACATGAGCTGGCTCGGCTTGTAGGAGCATTCATCGAACTGGTCGATGCCCCAATCGGAAGCGAAGTATCTGGCGAGAGCCACATACTCGTCCGGGGTGATGTCCCTTGTCAGCGGTACGATGATGCGGCAGCGAGGCTGTTCGGGTGTATGTCCGTGGGTGGTATAAAGGCAGGATGCGTACCGGCACTCCGAGGTGAAACGGTCGATGAAACCGATCTCGGCATGGTCTGCGTCCATCGTCAGCATGGAGCGGCAAGCCACGGTTTCACGCTTGCGGCGGTTTCCTTTGAGATTGCCGCCGACAAAACCGCCCTTGTCCTTGGCACGGTCACGGTCATCCTTTTTGAGTTTCGGATATTCCTCCACGGTTTCGGTCGTGCGGATAGTGGTTTTCAGTCTTTCGCACAGGTCTTTCCATGCGGTGGTTTTGTTCGCCCAGGTTTTGGCATAACAGCTATTGCCGTACGCGATTGGCAGGTCACGCATTTTCGGTTACCTCCTTCAGGTCGGAATTAAAATATCGGATGGCGTAATTCTTACGCTTGGCTCGGTCAATTTCGGCAGCCATACCGTTTAAAATCAGATCTCCGAAGACCCATAATTCGGCGCATTTGCTCATCAGCACATTGCCGAAGAACATGGCGAGTTCCCGCTCTTTCGGATTGCCGTCATCCATGAACTGAGGAAACAGCAGATGCGGAGCGATTGGGAGATAGCCGGTATCTACGGCAAATCTGCTGTATCTCTGCGCCGCCTTGACGTTCGTCTCAATATCTCCGGCATAGGGTGAGCAGATATATACCACGGGTCTGAATGCGAAGAACGCTTTTTCCTCTTTTGCAACGTTTGTCATTGCCTCATATGCGGTGGGGTCGTAATAGCCCTCCGCATTGAACTTATTTATTCCCATAGGATTTACCTCAATCTTTCTTATAAAATTCTGTGATATAGCCGTCTGCCCGGAGGAGCAGTCCATTTGCCCACGGCGGTGTTCTGCCCATCTGCTCACAGATGGTGTCAAGGGATACACGGGGGTCGGCTTCGATCACAAGCTCATCGTGGATATGCATCGTGACCGAACAGCAGCGAAGGGTCTTCATGGCGTAGCAAAGGATGTCCCTCGCCGTTGCCTGAACGATGTTCTCCACGAACTTGGGACCATAGCTGTCGAGCCGTTCCCATTTTTTTGTGCCGCCGACACCTTCATAGGTAATGCATGAACCTCCGAACCTGTTTTCACCGATCTTAGGCTTGACGTAGTTCAGCATTCTGCCGGACGGAAGGAGTATGGAGAGCATTCCGCTGCGGCAGAGAAAGCGAATGCCGTGTGTTTCGGCGGTGGTCTTATCCCGGACGGCAGTCAGCACGGCGCGGTCAACGTCCCACCAGAACTTGACTATGTTGGGGTTTGCCGCCCTCCAAGCCTGAACAAGCGGCTGAAGCTCCTCTTCGGTCAATCCCATCTCTAATGCTCCCATTGCCTTCAAAGCACCCACGGAGCCGCCGTAGCCGAGAGCCAGTTCAGCGATTTTGCCTTTCTGACGGAGGTGTCCGTTGACACTGTGCTTTTCGACCGGCACTCGAAACATCTGCGATGCTGAAGCGCAGTAGATGTCTTTGCCTTCGGCGAAGACCTCCTGCCGCCACGACTCTCCGGCGAACCATGCGATGACCCTCGCTTCGATTGCGGAGAAGTCAGCCACATAGAACATCGCGCCCTCACGGGGAATGAAGGCGGTGCGGATGAGCTGCGACAGCGTGTCCGGAACATCCTCATACAGCATTTTCACGGCTTCATAATTGCCGCTGCGGACAAGTCCTCTCGCTTCGGCAAGGTCGGACAGATGGTTCTGGGGCAGGTTCTGCATTTGAATGAGCCTGCCTGCCCATCGCCCGGTACGGTTGGCACCGTAAAACTGAAACATCCCTCTGGCTCTGCCGTCCGAACACACAGCCTTCTGCATCGCCTGATACTTTTTCACCGAGGACTTGGCAAGCTGCTGACGGAGAACAAGGACATCGGCGAGTTCCGGTGGCGCGGTCTTCAGCATTTTATTAACTGCCTTTTTGCCGAGTGTATCCGTTTCCAGACCGTTGTCGGAAAGCCACGACCGCATCTGTGTTACCGAGTTGGGATTTTCCAACTCGGTGATGCGGCGCATATCGTCCATTAACTCCTGCCTTGAGGCGGCATCCATACGGATGGCAGTATCTACAAGAGGAATATCCAGACGGACCCCGCGGTCATTGATTTCCTGATCAATGTGGTATTCATCCCACACGAACTCCGGCACGGGGAACTTCGTGAGCTTCTGCTGTATGCCCATCTCCGTCTCAACGTCACGAAGGTTGTAGGATTTGAAGAGCGACCATTTCTCCGGGGCATCCTCCGGGCGGTTGCGAGTTCTGCCTCCGTTGCTCTTGGTCGGAGCGCACGGAGAGCAGAAATACTTGATGAGTTCCTTACCCTCGGTCAGCTTCTGCTTGTCGAGGTTCAGAACCGTGCCGACACCTTGCAGCGAAAGCGGCAATCCCATGTACGCCGCCCACACCATCGTGCATCGCCATGAAGACGGGTCGAGGTATTCGCCCGTAGGCATTCCAAGATGCCGGGAAAGACAGACCCTCTCAAAGTTGGCGTTGAAGGCAAACTTCAGCACATCCTCATCGGTAAGCGAGGCGGCAATGTCTGCCGGTATTTTTTCGCCGAGTGCCAGATCGACCACATGGACTTCGCCGCCGTCAACGGCATAACCGAAGAGCAAAACCTCGAAGTCTGGGTCTTCCGTGTATTTGTAGACACCGCACTTGCCGAGGTCGGTGCCGCTATATGTTTCAATATCTATACTTATGGTTTTCAAGAGTTGTCACCTCGCATAGCCGTAAAGGGCGGCAGGATCGCTCCCACCGCCCACGGCGGTTGATTACTTAAAGTCCTTCATGCGTTTCTCGTGGTATTCGAGATCACGCTTTTCGCGTCTGTGGTCGTAGATGGCAGACTGGATGGTGCATACCAACCCGGTAATGCTTATCAGAGCGAAGGAACCGAGCAGGATGTCGAGAAGAAGTTCGGTTGCGAAACTTACGGTCGTTGCGTCCATTGTTCAGCCCTCCTTACGCCAGAAAATCGTCATTGTCATCGGTGTCGAAGTCGGATTCAGCCGAAGCCTTACCGCCGAGGGGTTCACCGTCACGAATCTTCTGAAGGTTGTTCAGACCGCAGGCGATGCCGCGGTTGCCGTTGCTGTTGAAAGCGTAGAAGTTGATGGAGGCTCTGCCGTACACGCCGGAGTAGACCTCGCTGCGGACAAGGATGGGATTGCGGTCAGCGTCCACGATGCCGGGAGCGGTGGTAGAGTTGGCATTCACGAAGTAGCATCCTGCGTAGGCGGGATCATCGGGGCGTTCGGTATCGCCGTCACGCAGAGGGTTCTTGATGACGGAGAGAGCCGGGACGGACTTGCCGTTGCCCTTGAGCTTCGCCTCGCCCTCGTGGTAGGCGGCTTCGATGGCAGCCTTGATCTTCTGGACGGTGACGGTATCACTCTTGGGGATGATGAGGCTGACGGAGAACTTGGGAGCGCCGCCGTTGATGGACTTGGCTTCCCAGACATTTGCGTAAGACCAGCGAGTATCCTTGCCGGTGATGACCTTCATGGGGTTGTTGACTTTGGTGTTGTTATTAGACATAATCGTTTACTCCTTTAATTTTCAAAATCTGATGCCGCAGTGTTCATAGCCGAACGCTTGTCGGACATCGGAACGAGCGTGGGCTTTCCCTGGGGCTTCGTGATGAAGCGGCCGAGGATTTCGTCAAACTTGGCTTTGCCGAGCGTTTTCTGCATCTCGGTAATGCCGAGCAGTTTCTGTTCGTAGGGGTCGTGACCGGCGGCGATTACCGCTGCGGCTACGAGCCTTTCATCGGTGTACTTGCGGTTGGAGCGTCCCTCGACAACCTTCCATCTGTTCCACGCCTTACCGCTGATGGCGGCTTGCAGGGCATATTCCTTGATGTCGTTTGCCCAGGAGACGAGGTCATCGACCTTGGCGAGAACCTCTTCAATCTCCTCATCGGTGAGAAGCGGAGGTTCGGCGAAGTCGTAGGCGGCCAGAGCGAGGTTTGCTCTGGCGCGTTCCCGGCAGTCCGCTTTCACCTTGCAGAACTGACACCATTCGCCGCAATGGAACTCGCCCTCACCTTTGAAGGCAAGCTCGGCGGTCGGCTTCAGAATGGTCTCTGCCCATTCGAGAAGCTCGGCGGTCGAAACGGTGTAGGTGCTGACGTTGGAGCGGCGGGGCTGGTAGATAGTCATCGTGACCGTGTCGATGTCGTAGAGAGCATCGAAGATCTCCAGAGCGCCGAGCGCATACAGCATCATCTGCGGGTTGTGGTCTGCGGAGACCTCCACGCCCTTGCCGTGCTTGTAGTCCACGATGTTGAGGGTGCCATCAGCGATGAGGACACAGTCCCCGGTGCCGAATCCGCTCTCGACATATTTGGAATAGTCGAGCCGTTGCTCAATCAGCACGATGGGGTCGGTTGTGACCTTCTTCGCTTCGGTGAGGAGTTCAAGCACATAGGCAGCATAGCCGCTGGCGCATTCCTCCATCTCCTCGTTGTACCAGGTGAGGTTTTCGGTGGGGTCTTCGGACGGAATACCCAGAGCCGTCTTGAGTTTGTGTTCGCACAGGCTGTGGGCATCCGTTCCCTCGGCGGCGAAATCGCTTCCCCTGTCCTCGTAGTTCTCACCGAGCCTTGCGGACGGAGGACAGTTCAGCCACCTGTGGGATGAAGATGCGGAAAGCAGAGCGTGATTACCCATTGCCGAGTCCCTCCGCATCTTTGATGAGGACGGCATACTCCGAAGGGTCAATGCCGGAGAGCGTTGCCGCGCCGTGCTGACGGAGCAGTTCCTTTACCTGGGCGGTGAAGCCACGGCTGGACATCTCTGCGAGGATCGCACGGACATCTTCTTTGGTAGGAACCGGCTCGGTCGGTTTTGCCGGAGCTTCGGCGGTCTTTCCGCTGAACATCTCCGTGAGGGTGTCAGCCGCATCGTTAATGACGGCAGCCGCAGTTCGCAAGTCTCTGATCACGGCATCCAGTTCGCTCATTTTTGACATCTTTGTACGCTCCTTCCTTGATTTGCTTTTCTCTCACCGCGAAGGTGACTTTCTTTGCCAGTGTTGCTGACACGATGATGAAGTCGAGCAGAACATCCACGAGTTCTTCTTCCGGCTTCAGAGCATCTCTCTTTGCTTTGTTCATTCGTTTTCACCTCCCGAAGGAGCGTTATCGTTTTGCCCCTTACACTCTCCCATGAACATGAGGAGGGTATTTCGGAAAAAATCCGGGAAACTTTTTTCAGAAAATGTCCGGGAATTCTTTTTCGAGGACGGCTTTAACCTTTTTTAATCTGTAGGCATAGGTCTTTCTGCCGATTCCAATGCGTTCGCCGATGGCATCCTCGGTTAAGCCCTCAAGTCGCAGCTCGCCGATTTTGATTGCCTCCGGCATCAGTTCTGTAAGCCGAGCATACAGAGCTTTCATTTCGGAAGCCTCGATGATGATGTCTTCGAGTAAAGGCGAATCGTCTGGGATTTCATCGACCCAGGCAGTTTCGTTTCCTTCGTCATCGGTTTCGGTGTAATCGAGGGAACGCATATCGCCCATGCGGTGGAAGGGGCAGGTCAGACAGTCCATATCGCAGGTGAGCCGCTTGCTTGCGGGACACACACAGCGACCGTGTCTCTGCTGACGGATTCGGTAGATATTGATGTCGTGGTAGTAGGCATCGAATTCTTCCTTGCTGACGGGGACGCTCTCTTTCGTGGAGCGGATGTAGATGGTGTACTGGTTTTCGTTGTTTGTCATAAAAAAGTCCTCCGATTTTCGATTTCTCGAAACGGAGGACTCCGGGTTCGGCTGCAAAAGGGTGCAGAAAACTAACCACAGCCCGACAGAGAAATTCTCCGTTTCGGTCTGAGGCAACCCGCTCAAAAGGCAGCCGTTGATATTCAGTTGTCCGTCAATGGATGTTGAGCTACCGTTGATCGGACGGTACATCAAGTGACGGATTTCCCCGAAGGGGGATGGGCGGGCTGATTGAACAATCTGTCACCGCCCATCGGATTCAGACCTTACTTTTTCTTTCCAGGTCTGGTCTGCGACAGCGCACTGCCTGCGACAGATTTTGACTTGCCGCTGTAGCGGTTATCCCGAAGAATCTGACTCGCCTTGGTAGCAACAGCCTTCGATGTCTGCTTCTTATTGCTTGCCATGCCGTTTCACCTCCTCCAAAGTGGTTTGAAGTGGATTTATAAGTGTTTACAAATCAAAACACAAGTTAGGGATTGATTTTTACACATTTTCATGATATAATAAAAATGTATATCTTGCCCTTACTGCATCCTGTGTGGCACTCTTCGTCCATCCGAGAGTATTATCGCTCCTCAAAATGAGACACACAGAGGCTTAAACATAGGACGCATAGGACAAAACACAGGACAGATAAAAATCACGAGACAAGGAGAATCAGATGTGCTGGTAAAAACATATTTTGAGCGGTTATACCCGCACATACAGACAGCGGTTTACTATCCGAACAGGAAGAACAGCGGAATATTTGTTACGCTGTGCTTCTGTGCGGCGGGAAGCAATCACTTCCCGTTCACAAAAGGAAAAAGGTACACCTCGGAAGATGTACCTTTGCAAAGAAAACTATATGACGGCTCCCGGACAATGACTGCGGACATAAAAGCGTCTTTTCATCCGTTTAACAAGGATGGGCTTGCAGCTTTTTATAAGGAAAATATCGAAGCCTCAAAGATGCGGGATGTAATGACAGCTTTCGGAATTCCTCCGACTGCCGAAATGAATGCGGATTGCCTGTGCAGGGCGTTATCCATTCAGTTTCGGGCATTTGTCGACAGTCAAACAGATGAGGCGGATGATATCGTTACTATGGAGTATCAGAAACTTCTTGCAGAGCCGCAGGAAAAAGCAAACGAAGTCTATCATCCGGCATCAGTGCTGTATCCGGGAGACCAGATATACTTCAAGTCGCAGTATCGACCTACCTATCAAGTGAACATATATGAGGTATTCCAACATACATGGGAATTTGAAAATGCCGGGACGCAAGTATGGCGTGGACGCAGACTCTTTTTCTCCAACCACGATACGGCTCGTCCAAGAACGGAAACAAATTATATTGATATACCTGATACGCCGCCTCATAAGGGCGTAAAAATAACCGTGAGCATGGATGCCCGCGGCTTTGAAGGAAAAACGGAATGCAAATGGATTATGGTTGACAGCGATAACAATGACTGCTTTCCGAACAGCAGCACATTCACTTTTGTAGTCAGCACAAAATACGATTATCAGTAATTAACGGAGGTAATACAGTGAGTGAAGTCAACATCGAGAAATGGGTAACCCTGAAAGAAGTCCAATCATACCTCGGAGTAGGAAGAGAAACTGTTCTCGCATGGATTGCCAAACGTAATATGCCGGCATATAAGGTGGGTCGGCTTTGGAAGTTCAAACTGTCCGAGGTGGATGAATGGATTCGCTCCGGCGGGGCCGCCGATGACAGGGCTGACGAAAAATCCGATGAGGTCAACGAATAAGTCCGTTTTATAGGACAACATAAAAAGTAGAATTATGATGGGTTCATCCAATTTACTGCAGGAGGTTATTTAAGATGGCTGGAAAAACAAATGCCAATATCGGCTTTGAAAAACAACTGTGGGATGCGGCTTGCGTTCTGTGGGGACATATACCGGCAGCGGAATACAGAAAGGTAATCATTGGACTTATCTTTCTTCGCTACATATCCGCAGCCTTTGATAAAAGATACCAGGAACTCGTTGATGAGGGTGACGGCTTTGAAGATGACCGCGATGCCTATACGATGGAGAATGTTTTCTTCGTGCCGGAAGAGGCTCGTTGGAGTACTATTGCCGCAACCGCTCATACGCCGGAGATCGGTACGGTTATCGATAATGCCATGAGAGCAATTGAAGCCGAGAACAAGACGCTGAAGAATGTTCTTCCGAAGAACTACGCCAGCCCCGACCTTGATAAGCGGGTGCTGGGTGATGTCGTTGACATCTTTACGAACAACATTGATATGAGCAACACCACGGAGAGCGAAGACCTCCTCGGTCGCACCTACGAATACTGTATCGCGCAGTTTGCAGAAAAAGAAGGTGTCGGCGGCGGTGAATTCTATACGCCGTCCAGCGTAGTCAAGACACTCGTTTCTATCCTCCGCCCGTTTGATAACTGCCGTGTATATGACTGCTGTTGCGGTTCCGGCGGTATGTTTGTGCAGAGCGCAAAATTCATCCAGGCGCATTCCGGCAAGCGAGGAGCAATCTCTGTTTACGGGCAGGAGGCGAACGCCGACACCTGGAAGATGGCGAAGATGAACATGGCCATCCGAGGTATCGATGCAGACTTCGGTCCCTATCAGGCGGACACCTTTACAAATGACCTGCACCCTACCTTGAAGGCAGACTTCATCCTCGCAAATCCGCCCTTCAACTATCATCCGTGGAATCAGGAGAAGCTCTTGGAGGATGTGCGTTGGAAGTACGGTATTCCTCCTGCGGGCAATGCCAACTACGCATGGATTCAGCACATGATCCATCACCTCGCCCCAAGCGGTAAAATCGGACTGGTGCTTGCGAACGGAGCCCTCTCCACGCAGTCCAGCGGTGAGGGTGAAATCCGCAAGAAGATTATTGAGGATGATCTGATTGAAGGCATAATTGCCATGCCGACACAGCTTTTCTATAGCGTGACCATTCCTGTTACCCTGTGGTTCATTACGAATGGCAAGAAGCAGAAAGGCAAGACGCTCTTTATTGATGCCCGCAAGATGGGACATATGGTCGACAGAAAGCACCGGGATTTTTCCGAAGAAGATATTCAGAAACTGGCAGATACCTTCGAGGCTTTCCAAAACGGAACGCTTGAGGATGTAAAGGGCTTCTGCTCTGTTGCGACCTTGCAGGATATTGCGAAGCAGGATTATATCCTGACGCCGGGACGCTATGTTGGCATTGAGGAGCAGGAGGACGATGGAGAGCCTTTTGAAGAGAAAATGGCACGCCTGACTTCTGAGCTTTCCGATATGTTTGCAAAATCCCATGAACTGGAGGACGAAATCAGAAGAAAATTGGGGGCAATTGGGTATGAAGTATAATCTTGCGGATATATGTGAATACGCCAAGGGTAAAGTGGATGTTGCTATACTGGATGATGAAACCTATATATCCACGGAGAATATGATGCCCAACAAGGGTGGCATTACAAGCGCATCTTCATTACCGACCATAGCACAAACGCAGGTATTCCTTGCCGGTGACGTCTTGGTGTCGAATATCAGACCGTACTTCAAAAAGATATGGTTTGCCGAGTTCGATGGCGGCTGCTCTAACGATGTTCTCGTGTTTAGAGCGAAGGACGGCGTGAGCAAGCGGTTTCTGTACTATGTACTTTCAGACGATACTTTTTTCGATTACTCGATGGCGACCTCAAAAGGCACAAAGATGCCTCGTGGTGACAAAGCAGCCATTATGAAATATGAAGTTCCCGATTTCACATACGAGGAACAGGAAAAAATCGCAGGAATACTGGAGGTGCTTGACAGAAAAATACAGCTTAATACAGAAATAAACGAGAATTTACTTCAGCAGGCGCAAGCTATTTATCGTGAGATGTTTGTTAACACAACAAACGATCAACGACGCACTTGCCGAGCGGAAGAATACTTCGATATTGCCATTGGGAAAACTCCTCCGCGCAAGGAACATCAATGGTTTACGACAAAGCCCTCCGAGGTTACATGGGTTTCCATTTCGGATATGGGTAGCTGTGGCACCTATATCAGCAGAAGTTCCGAGCAGCTTACGCAAGAGGCCGTTGACAAGTTCAATATAAAAGTTGTTCCAAGCAATACGGTTCTCTTGAGTTTCAAGCTCACGGTAGGTCGAATTGCAATCACTCACGGTAAAATGACTACCAATGAGGCCATTGCCCACTTCAAGACGGATAAGCCTTTTATCAATGAGTATCTGTACTGCTATCTAAGGGATTTTAACTACCGAACTATGGGAAGCACTTCCTCAATAGCAATCGCAGTCAATTCAAAAATCATCAAGGCTATGCCGTTTGTTATTCCTGCGGATGATGAGATTTCTCGTTTCCACTCCATTGCCGGTCCGATGTTCGAGCAGATACTAAACAATCAGCTTGAAAACGATTCGCTTGCGGAAATGAGAGATACCCTATTACCGAGGTTAATGTCCGGTGAACTTGATGTCTCCGGTCTTGACCTCTAAGCCGCTAAATTCTCGTTTACCTCCGTATTTTTTCTTATTTTTTCATCCAAACTTGAGAGGATATCTACAATACCATCCTGCTGCGGGCGCGGTGGAATTGGCACCGGCATTCCTCCGAGGGCTTGAGCGTTGATGTTTCCTCGTGTGCTTCCTGTATTAAAGGAGTGAATCCATCCCTTATATGCGTTAGACATACAATAATACTTTACATATTTAGGATTCACTTTGTTTGGATCAATGCTGAACTTGATAAGGAATCCGGCGTACACAAATTCTCCGTCTGTTCCATCATAAAAGTAGTTCCGACCGGTGCTTGCTCCGGTTCGAGCAAACACTATGTCGTTTGGCTTCAATAGATATTGAGATGCTTTCTCATCATCAACCGATTTCAAATCAGCCATATTGAGCGTTCCGTCATCCCGAATGTCCGTGATGCGAAGATATGTATATAAATCTTCAGAGCGTTCAACTGCTGATGCTCCGATTCCGTATGAACCACGTCCGTCCACAGATAGTGAAGCTAAAGTCGCATTCTGAATTTCCATTATGTCACCGTCCTAACCTATATATTTCCTATGAGCCGTTTTCACATTGCTCTGTTTAACCATTGCGTACTGCAAGGTCGTATCTATCCGTTGATGCCCAAGGAGCCGCTGAAGCTGCTCAATAGGCATTCCTTTATCAATAGCCATCGTCGCCAGCGTCCGCCGAAATTTATGCGGATGCACTTTCGGGATGTTCAGTCGCCTGCCCATCTCACGGAGCCGATGTTCGATACCGCCAATCTGTATCCGTTCATGCGGAGCCCTCAATGTTACGAACAGGGCGGGATTCTCATCCATCCGGCTGTCGAGATATTCCTGCAGATGCAGCTTGGCTCTTGCGTCAAAGTACACAATCCGCTCCTTGTCACCCTTGCCGAACACCACGCATTCCCGTTCCGCAAAGTTGATATCTTCGCGGTTCAAAAGAACCATCTCGCCGACACGCATTCCCGTTGAAGCCAGCATATCGATCATTGCCAAGTCCCGCAGTTCCTCACAGTTATCACGCATCTTCTCCAAGTCCTCATCCGAGTAGGTCCCTTTGATGCTGCTTGCCGTTTTCACCTTATGAATACGGCGGACGGGGCTTTTTACGATGTAGTCCTCATCCTCCAGCCATGAAAAGAAGCTGGACAGGATACGGCGGATGTTGTCAATCGTTACCCGACTCGACTGGTTCTTGTTCTGATACTCGGTGAGGTATGTCCGCAAATCCTCTGTAAGAATATGTCGGACATTCTTGCCGAGAGATGAGACCATCGCGTCAATCGTGGTCTGATAATACTTTAGCGTCTTTTCCGAGCATCCCTCGATCCGCTTGGCGGCTATGAACATTGCTACAAGGTCATTGCTATCGTCCTCCTCCGGCTTAACCTCTGCGCCGGTCACTTCGTAGTGAAAGAGCGTTTGCTCCATCACCTGTCTCAACTGTTTCAGTTGTGCATTGTCGAGGTAGGGCAACATCTGCTGCATAACCTCCGTCATCAGTTCCTGTTTCATGTCGTTTCTCCTTCTATTGGTATTTCCAGAGAACGACATCAACGGCAGTTCCGTTGGCTTTACTCTCGCCGTTGGTGAGAGTTAATCGCATTTAAACGAGAATTTAGCGGCTTAACCTTTGAGCTTATGATACTGTTTCTTCCATGCGCGGGATGGTTTTCGGCAAATCCCATCCTTGCTTGCAAAGGCACAGATATCAGATAGACCATTGTTACCGCAGATATCTGGATTGTTTTGGCGGCATCCAAAAGTCTGAGAATCGGTGTCTTGCTCATGTAACGGAGCATTAAATGGGATTTTCAATTCCTTTTCTGTCATAGTGACACCTCCGAAACATCAAGCTGTCCTGACATAAGCTGAGGAAGCAGCTCATCGCGCAGGGATGCAAGTTTACGGTTCTCTATACGATTTCCTATAACAAGGTCGTACAGAGGAGCAAGCAGACCACCTATGCGGTCATAGTCGGACTGCGAAGGAATAAGCACTTTTGCTTTTGCCAGTTCTTCGCGTTTGATATGTCCCATCGTCGTGGCCATGTCCGCAGCGATAGCAGCGAATTTTTGCAGATGATGGTTTGTCCATGCGTAATAGAACCATTTATCGTAGGTGGAGGATGTGACTTTGAATAGATGCTGATTCAAACCACAAGTTCCTCCGCACCAAAGATCAACAAGGAGGCTGCCCGACCATGAGAATATTACATCGCCGTCATGGACAATGTACTCTGGCTTGATGGAAGGTGAGCATAATTCGCTGTTGGAATCGCAGGAGCCTTGGCGCAGTTCCTTGATTTTAAGAACAGGTAGACCTTGTTCATCATCTTTGGGGCGATACTTTTGCATGGCGAGACCGTTAAGGTAGTCGGCAATACCAAGTAAAGAGCTTTCCTGCCATCCATCAGGAATGCCATTGAGCAAGAGAAACTCTTGGGCGAAAATGCTCTGCGCCTGCTGAAGTAAATTCTCGTTTGAAACGGAGTAACAGGAACTTAATAAGAAAAGCACCCTGCAAAGGGTATCATGATAAATAGAAAGTACATACAAAGGAGCGAATGCTATGTCAGGATTTTATACGGAAGCGGACTATGAGAATTCCATCATAGAGATGTTCCAGAACATGGAGTCCCGTCATGTT